CCTGTTTCACTGGACTTCTTGCCAGACTTGGTGCGCCACTTCTGCTTGCCCCAGTTAAGCAGCGATTTTTGCGATGCTCTCATGCTCTAACCAAATATCTCCACGGCCAAGGTCATCAACCTTGCAAGTAAATTTAATGCTTCGTAACTGAAGCTCATCAATAATATCAAGCATCATGCTTACACTAAAAAATTCAATCTTCATTTATATCCTCCACCAGCAGCCTTGTATCTCTTAGCAAGCAACTGCGCTTTACGTGCTGACCACTTGCCAGCAGCAGTGCCTTGAACATTAGCAGCCTTTATTCTCTGAAACAAAGACTTCCGCATTTTGGGTTTGGTATAGTTACCAGCAGCATTAACAGCCATACCTAATCCTTATTCATATATTCTTCTAATTCTTCAACTCGCTTTAGCAAAGAATAATGCCGACCGCTTAGTGTACGCTGTCCGCGCTTGGCCATCTCGCGTTCATCCTGCATCTGGTCTTCACTCTTGTAAAGACCTTGCACCTTGCGCTTAAATTTTTTCAGCAGCGTATTGCTCTTCTTAGCCTCAACCTTATCAAGCTCACGACTTAACTTGTCATACCGCTCTCGGTCTTGCCTATCCATTCTTTTTCTTCTTCATCTTAGCGGCCATAATCCGCTTCTTTAAACCCTCAGGCAAAGTCTTCTGACTGCCAGTCAATAAAGACTTCTTAGGGCGACCAACCTTAGATCCGTAAGTTCCTTTTCCCTGTGGCATTATTCACTCCTCATAAGGCGAACTAAACTCTTACCAGCATTCTTATAAACACTAATCATGCCGCCGCCACTACCGCGAGACTTTAACCTCTTAATAATAGAACGCACCTTAGATTTATCAGCCTTCATTTCCTTAACGGCTTTATCATTGCCAGACTTTTCAAAAGACTTAATGCTTCTATCAAGAGACTTATTGTGCTTTTCAGCCATAGAAATAAGCTTGTCTTTAACCTTTCTAGGATCACCCGTAGGATTAGAAATGGCCTTTAATTTATCCATAGCTTCTGACATTAGTATTTCCCCATATCAAGCAAAGAACGCTGTTGCATTCCGCGGCGCATCTTCGGAACATCGCTAAGAACTTGCTCCTCGCGTTTCTTCTTTGTCATGCTAAGAGAAGGAAGTGGCCCAAACTCAGGCTTCTTCTCTTGATAAATCTGTTCGGCACTCTTGCCACCACCACCAAAACACATCAGCTTTTCTTATGCCTCCTAGCAAAATTACGAGCCGCTTCCACAGAACCAAAGCCCCACTTCTTCAAAGCCAACGCCTTTCTAGTAGGACGGCCCTTCTCATCCTTCATCGGACCCTTCATTCCAGCAAACCGAGCAGCAAAAGAAACACGACGAGGATTAGTACCAGTCTTCAACTGACGCTTTAAATTAGCGCCCTCCTTCCGCTTAAAATAAGCACGACCAGCAGCAGTCAATCCACCAGTCTTACTTTTGTGCTCTTTTCGCATATCCACCACTCTTCATTGCAACCTTGGCCCTCTCAGTACTAGCACGAGGCGGCTGCTTCTCAGCCTGCTTGCCATACTTCCTTAACGCACTTCTCATCGGCCAGTGTCATTCTCTCTCAAAGTACAAGTCGCTGTGCCACTCGTGTAATTCCCAGTCGCAATCCCAACCCGATACTGAGCACCAACTGGCTCATAACCAGCAGTCTCAATAGCACCAGTGAAATCATCAACATCAGCCCAAGTACTCCCAGCGTCAAAACTACGCTGTACAGTAACAGTACCCACAAACGTCCCAGCAATGCTAAGAGAAAAATCACCGCGCAATGATAACGCATCGCTAAACGTATCCTCAGCACCAACAGCCTTAGTCACTACATCCATCTCAATCTCCTTTTTACAAAGACCCTATAACAAAAAAAACAAAACTGACAATGCACAAACCTTTAGGGCTAATAATGTGTGTGGTGGACTATTACAGTAACTGACTAGCTAACTTTTCCCCCTACCCCCACTGTCACACCATAGCCAGCAACGAATTACCCTAGATCTATGCTTACCTTGATGTCACCAGCCACCTGTACTTGGCTTCTATCTATAGGCTTGTAGCCAGCACGATCCAACAAATCCTTACTAGCTTCAAGCTGAACATACTCAGACTTAGCACTCATAGCTAAGCGGCGTACTGTACCAGCAGCCAATGTAGCACTAAGTCCAAACTCCTCATTCATCCGTTGTGCTAAGTACTGCTGCACATGAGCAAGCTTCATAGTCTTGGTTGCAGTTACTCTTCCAGACTCACCAGCAGCATAGCCAGCTTCTTCAGCGGCTTGAGCTATCGTACATCCTTTTGCTACAATGGTGTCTACGAGCGCAGTCTGTTTATCAGTTAGCTTCTTAGCAGGAACCACACTACAATCCTTTCTTCTAAGCTGACGACTAACATATAGCTAACTGCTGTCGTCTGTGTTTAGCTAAACTCAGTAAGCTATCATAAAGAAGGATTGTTTATACATTGGGGCTTATTTCTCATTCGCTAGCCCCCCTCTCCCTCTCTCCCCCCACGCTAACACTATTTCCTATGTGGCTGTCAATAGTGACGTTACGTAACTATACTAATTACCTTACGTCACACTGCATTTCACCAGTTGACAGACTATTACATACTACATGGCTAGCATCAGTTTTGCTCGTAAGATAATGCGTCATAGCGCCATTCTCCTATGAGTGGGGGCTCGTGCCACCCCGCACACGCCTGATCCAAATCCTTCAAGGCAAAACAGTTCGCAATGACGAATCCTTTCTTAGCTCTGGTCATTGTGCTTGTGGCAATGCTGGCAATCGGTAACTGGCTGCGCCTTGTGGGGATTCTATGCGAACTGCAAGCACGACTCCTTGAGTCGCGTTTTGCCATGAGGATGTTGGGCCGTGTTGCGGGGATGTCCCTCGCACCACATCATAGGAGAACTAGCAAATGACTAAGACATTATCACAACTCGCAAAACTGAAACTAGAGGTTATCAACTATCATAACCACGACATCTCTAACCCTGATGCCAAAACAGGTGGCACCGCTGTCAACGACAAGTTCCTTGTCGGACTGGCACGCGATGCTTGCTATACCTCACACAACAGCTTGAACTTCAAGCGCAAGCAAATTGCTGATGCACTCGGTGACTACGACACAGCAGTCGAAGCTAAGAACATCAGTGATATTGAGCGCACTCAACGCTGGATTGATCGTCTCTGCCCAGAACTTGATGAGTTGCAGACACGTCATGACGCTGACCTTGAGGTCTACAAGCACATCACATGCGGTGAAACATGGCTTCCTAATACACGCCCAACCGCAGCGCCCAAGGCGCGTAACTTCAACGATCTTAGAAAGCGGGTGGCCTAGTGCCCCCGTTACTACTTGATCTCATCGCAGCAGTGTCGCTCTTCGCGGCACTGTTTCTATGCTTATCATTGCTAACTTAGGAGACAGCATGCTCAAGACAGTTTGGATTGCTTTCGTTGCATTCTCTTCGCCAGAAGAATGCGACCGTTACGTCGAGGTTAACTCGGATCTAATTCATGGCGAAATACAATGCGTCACTCACAAGCACGAGGTGCCGCAAGTGAAACCAAAACAAAAACCGAAAAAGGATTAAAAATGAAAGAACAAATTTTAGAATTTGTGCGCGATCATTGGCAACGCTTTGGCGCTTACCCCTTGGAAGTAGAAACTGAAAATGAAATCCTAACTTGGGATCAATACTGGTCTTATATTACTGAGGATGAATTAGAAAGTGACGCAACGTAACTAATGACTTTAACTATTGTCACTGCAATAATGCAGGACATAACCAACGGAGAACTAACATGAGACTTAACTATATTGATTATGCAGACCTGCCTTTGTCTGTAATGTTTGTCAAAGGTGACATCGAAGCAATCCATGAGTTTTTTCAAGATAACTCAAATGCAATTGATAACTGCAAACGACCACACGGAATGAGACAAATTGCAGATTGCTTTGCACAAATACATGCAAAACTAGAGGAGGTATAACATGAAACATTTCTCAATGAACGACTTCAACTTTCCAGTTGAACAACAACCAATCCATGACCAGCTTGGCAATATTATTGCTGGTCATCAAGCCGTTGTGCGTACCGACACCGATCAAGTGTTGGGCGTACACGGATCACGCTACAAGATTGTATCACACGATGATGTAGTCAACTCAGTACTCGACGGAGTAAAGTCAGCAGATCTATCAGACGATTATGAAGTCAGCGTTGATGTGCTTGAAGACGGTCGCAAGCTAAGAGGTGAGATACTATTTAATAATCTTACTGTTGAACCAGCAGTCGGTGACTACGTTAAGTTCCGAGTTAGCTTTTTCAATAGCTACGATGCGTCTTGGTCCTTCTCTCAGCAAGCCAATGGCTTACGGTTATGGTGCCTCAATGGTTGCACCACACCAGACACAGTGGCGCGCAGTAGATACAAGCACACTGCATCTATTAA